AATATGTAACTGACTTTGCTTCAGGCCTTTTTGAAATTTAGTTGCCTGTTTTTGTGTGAAGAATTTACCTTGTTCCTTGAGGAGTATTAGATTTTGCTCCATAAATACTTCTGCACATTTATTCACACTACCCAATATAGTAGATAAACATTCTAGTAAGAAAGTAAATGATCTGCCTCAAGAGTTGATAGAGTATGCAAAGTCTTGATTATGAAATTTGAGATAGATAATATTATATGTAAATATATTAAAGAGATCTCATAATGAAACTATCTAACTTAATCAAACACGGTTATTTGGAAGATACAAAAGAAGGTGGGTGGAAAGAGATAGAAAAGAAATGGAGCGAGTTAAGATCTTATGGACAAAAAAAAGAATTAATGAATGATTAAATTTTTATACCATGTTAAAAATACAAATACTGTTGTTTTGGTTTCCTACTAAGAGATTAAATCTATAGTGAACGTCTCTAGTGGGTTTTTTATCTAAAATAGTTCTTTTTTAATTCAACTTTTAATTTTTAATATGCCATTAACTGACAGAGACATTGCAGTTTTATCTACAAAGTTTATGTGGTTTACATTAGATGATTCTTTAAAATATCTAAGAGAAAATGGTTTTTTTATGAGTCAGGCTAAATATTATCGAATACTAAAAAGAATATCTTCCAGATATAAGGAGATGGCCTTTGGTATTGCTAAAAATTTTCTAGAGGAACATGTGAATATGGTTAACGAGATGATCAATATTAAAAAATTAATGTATAAAGAATACGATGAGGAAAAAGATCATTTTAAAAAAGCAACCATACTTGCAAAAATAACAGAGCAGAATACATACATCTCAGGATATAGCGAGGATACAAAATACATCATAGAGGAGGTAGCAAAAAAACTTGGTAATGAAGAAAAAGCCAATAGTATATCGTCGTCTAGCAGCTAACTCTCTTCAAAATAGACGAGAACAAATATCTATTGAGAGATTAATCAATACTAAAACTCGTGCAGAATTAGAAGCTGAATTACCGACATTACCAACTGATAGGATACAATGGGAGTATTATTGTAGAAAGACAATCAAAGGAGAACCAAACAGGCTCAAGTATTTACCAATGCTAATTGATGTAGTAGAGGATAAACATCCATTCAAGTTTCTGCTATGGGGTCGACAATTGGGTAAGACCACAATGATAGCATCAGATTTGGCATATGCTGCAACCACTAATTATGATTATGACCAAACTTATTTTAATTTCAAACTAGATGCACTAAGGACTTTTTCTAATAACAAATTCAGACAAGATGTATTCGGTTCTGAGCCACTATCAAAATATCTAAAGTCAATAGGAAATAACATCGGAGCTACAAATAAGATTGAGACTTACACTCGCAGTATAATTGATATGTTACTACCTGGTATGAAATGGGAAAACTCTCAGGGAAAATCAAATAAAAGAATGGTAATTGATGAGGGGCAAGACCATAACTGGGAATATTTTAGTAACGCAGAAGAAACAATGGCAGATACAATGGGTGATATTGTAATTGCAGGTGTTGGTGGATTTGTAGATACTGCATATTACAATTTATGGAAGTCAACTAACCAGATGAAATATATCTACAAACGTGGAGAAAATTATCTAGGATATGAAAACATGTCATGGAGGGCTGATCTAGAGTTTAATTCAGAAGGATTAGTTTATGGAGATTACATGATTGATATACAAGATGGAAAGTGGGTTCCAGATGCACCTAAAAATTATTCTCAACACGGATATCATTTACCACAGACATACAACCCAAGAGTTCCATTAACAATACAAGATGCCATTGAAAAGTATCATGTGCCACCAAAATATAGCATAGAGTACAAACTAAATGATCCAAATTACACACAGATAGAATTTAGACGAAATATATTGGCAGAGTTTGTGGAAGGGGAATTAAAACCAATCGTCACAAAAGATATGCTAAATCTATTTGATAATACACAATCACTAACCAAAGCAGATGATGTTGATCACAAAGCAGGTGATGTAATAATTGGAATTGATTGGGGCGGCGGCGGTAAAACTATAGTGTGGATTTGGCAATGTATAGATGAGACAGCTCCAATATTCAAATTACTTTGGGTTGAAAAAGTAGAAACTAACGATACTAAAGAACAAGAAGAGATCTGCTTTAATTTGATTGATGCATATGAGGCAGACTTTATTTGTATAGATGCAGGAGGAGCTCCAGACCGAGTTCAATCAATACAGAGTAGATATGGCACACGCTCAGTTAGGGTGACATATCAAGTAAGGCCAGAAAAACCAGAGCCAACAAGAGAGGAGATGATAAAACAAGAATCAGAGATGCGTTATGTTATTGATAGAACTTTCTCCATAAATAGAATAATTAAACTAATAAAACATCCATATATTGCTGGCGAGTTTGCATCAAACAGGATAATATTACCTGGTGCAGATTATGAATCCATCAAGTGGATAGTAAAACAATTTGTAGCATTAGAAGGTGAAAAGGCAAATCTCAAATCAACTGGTCAGACATATATCAAGTATGTACACAAAGATTCAGAGCCTGATGACGCATTACAAGCATGTAACTATGCATTTATTGGATGGGATGTCTGGAAAGGTAGATCCCCTGGACCAATAGCATTTACACAATTTGAAACACCTGATCCGTTTGGAGGCTATTAGATGAGTAAGTTGATTACTTGTGATGTAAAGAATTGCAAAAACCCTGCAGTAATACTAAAAAATAATGTTAACTTTTGTGACTGTCATCAATATATATACTGATATAATTTAATAGTAGTTTGTAGTTGAATAATTATGAATATACAATTATTTGGGAAATCTCCTAAACAGTGGATAGTAGAGGATGAGAATACAACAAGTACAAACATACCATACTATACAATCTTGAGTAAATTAGGTGCAAGGTTTCATCGTGATTATATTAGGGATTATTATGACTTTAGATTTGCAACATTTTCAATTTCTTCAACAACTAGTAAACCCATGTTAGCAAGATTACATCTAAAACTATCAATACCATTTATGAAAAACGATATAGGGATAGGGATATTTCTTGGCAGAGACTAAAAAGAAAAAGAAAGAATGTGACTGTGACGAACACCCGGAGAAAAGAATGAGGCAATACAATTAATGAAACATTTTACACTTCAAGGTTCATTACAATATCTCCATTTGGCTTATGATTACTAGCATATTTCCGTTGTTATCTGAGGTAGAATTACAAATTTCTATATTAGATCTTGTCTCTAACATACTTGATGTGTGTAAACAAGAAAATAAAAAAAACGGAATAAAACCAAAATTTACTAAACCTAGATCATTTACAAAGTTTTTAATTCCAAATTAATTCTCATATAATGAGTCGGCTCAAATCGACTCATAGGTAATATAATTGGATGCAGAGTTACAAGAACAAATTTTAGAATTACTAGATGATGATAAATCAGCCACTGAGATTGTAAAGATTCTCAAAGATGAAGGAGTTAAAATATCAAAGGCTACAGTAAACAGAACCAGAAGACTAACCAAAGTATTAGGTGATGATAAGAAACTATCCCCAGAAGAACGTGATGTTTATCTCTCATATATGAAAAAGAGCATAGAGCAAAAAGAGCAGAGGCAAAAAATTTGGCATACAATATTTCATCCAATAACTAGAACTGCAGTAGATGGTCCATTTGATCCAAATATGTCTGAAATATCAGAGAATGGACACCAATCATTTTTGAATAGTTATACCCCAAAGAATAGTTTTGAGGCTATAGATGTTGATGTAGATAATAAAGGAAAGATACAGTCTGAACCTGTACCATTTACTGCTAAGAAAGACGGATTAAACACAATACCTAAATTTTTCTGGAATCCATATACTGCACTAGATCTTATTGTATTTCAAGACGTTTACACCCATACAATATGTGGAACTATTGTTGATCTGTTAGTGGCATTTAGTGTTGGCATGGGTATTCATCCAGTTCTGAAATTAATTAATGAGGATGTTCCAGATGATGAGATCAAGGAAAAAAACGTTAAAAGAAAAGACTCTATGGGTAATGGAAAAACAGAGAAACGAAAAGAGACAAAGCAAGAAGCACTAGAGAGAATCATACACGAGAACAAATCACTACTAGATCCGATAATAGCAATAGATGAATCATTTGGAAAACAAAGCGATGATCTTAATGATGGAATATCTGAGGACTGGAATACAAAGGTAGAGGCTCTAGTTAGAAATCACTGGATATTTGGTCGAGATTTAATGACAATGGAAACAGATGAAGATAATATCTTTGAATGGGATGGAGTAAAATATCCAAATATTAGAACTGTTGCAAAGGTACAGCACCCAAGAGATATTAATTTTATAGAGATTAACCAAAAGAATTTCAATATTGTCAGAGTATCATTAATGTTCTCACCTGTAATGCTTGAAAGAACAGACATGATTTATTTGGCACATATGGAAAACTCTCCAATTTACAACGGAAAGGGATATGGTTATGCAATAATACAGCGAATGCTAGGGAATGGTAGATCATTACGAAAACTAATTGACAGAGACTTTCCTAATGTTGCATCAATTGGATATGCACCATTTACCATAGTAGCAACAAAACGAGATGAAAAGGGAACAGCCAATGAGATAGCACAAGGGCAAACATTCATCAATACTCTGGTTGCAGGACAGCCAAACCATACAGCACTAAAAGATCCAAAAAATGATCTAGTAGTACACCACATTGACACAAAGCCTGATATTCCAGGAATGATTGATATGGCACACTATCACGCAGAAGCCGCAGCTAAAACAGTTCAAGTTCCTACGGCACTAGTTTCAAAAGAAAAAGATCCTAATCGTGATACCTTACTAGGAATATTGCGAGTATTTGCAGAGACTGAAATCCCAAGAAAAAGATTGCCAATAAAAAGAGTATTCACACATCAACACTATATGGTTAATTTTAGAGAAATTTACAAGAATAAACCAGAGGTATTAGAAAAATTTAGAATAGAGGCAGAATTTACAGACGTTAAGATAGATTCATGGGCTGATATTGTAGGTGGGTTCTTGGAGTTAAATAAGATATTCAGATTTACAGCAGATGCGGCAGGTGAAATACTTGGAATTGAAAACTTGGAAGGAAAGATTGATACTGAGAAAGAACCATTAGGTGAATCAAATATGATGCAGGATTCAGATGGAAATAAACTAACTATGACTAAGGGACCACCAAAACCGAAAAAATCTACATAGTTCTAATATATAAAAATTAAGTCAATTAGATATTGTCTGATGCAAAAA